GTTTGTATTTTTGTGTGTAAAAAAGCGTTGTCTACTTTTGTAATGTTTTTTCTTGCATTTATTTTGTGCGCATTTTTTTGTTGTACATATTTGTGTCCTCGTCTGTTGTTGCATGATGCACAAGCGACTACGAGGTTGTCTGCTTCGTGTCCACCGCCTGCATCTACTTCGAGTAGGTGATCTGCTGTTAGGTTCTCTGTTGATCCGCACCAATGACAGCTGATGCCGCGCTCTGATAGTAGGCGTTTGCGGTTGCGTTGGTATTCGGGGGATTGGTGTGCTTTACCCATTGCTAGCGCGTCCTGCGGACTTGCTCTCTGTTTGTTGTTTGTTGAGTGTCATGTCGGGTTCATCTCTGTTGTGTTTGTTTGTTGTTATCTGACTGTAATGGTAATTCAAGACAGAGTGATGATGCTCACCCACGGGATGCCTCACTCCGTTACCTTGCTCATCTAGTCGATTATGTTTACGACTCGCCTCGACGCGTTGCCCAGTGCCTTTCGTGTTGCAGGTTTTGGGCGCGCCGATCAAACCTCGTTCCCGAGGATTAGCCCCGTCACTTGCGACAGTGATACGACCGTGCGACTAGCCAATTGTAAAAGGGTTTACTTTCTATCAGACCTAACCAATAGCGCGCCGCATAGCAGCGTCAAAGCCAATGCAAGCCAAACTGTGCGACTCATGGCATTTGCCTACGCAATGCCTCATGGGCTAATTCGAGTTCATCAGTGAGGCGATCTACCTCTGATTTATACCAATCGCGCTCGCGCGCTATCGCCTGACAATGATCGTGTAAACGGTCGTATTGTTCGTTTGGGTTGCTCATAGTTTCATCCTGTCAATTAGCACTCGACACTGTCCCGATGACAATGTCTCAATCACTACATCATCCACGCCAAGGGTCTTATGAATAAACTCCAACAGCTGGAAGTCATCCCATGCTTTACCCCGGGCTAATGATTTGAGAAAGCCAATTTGTTTAGGTGTAGCGCCACCGAACGAATCAGGTGCAGGCGTACTGTTTACGCGATTCACTTTCTCCATTTCTGTCACTGATGCGCGCTCTCCTGTATGCCCAATTTTACTATTTGAGATCATTCGCCCAATCGCGCTTGTTTCACAATTCTCTAGAAACGATGTTTTATTCACAGGACTGTTGCCAAATACTTCTTCTGCGTATCCAGTGGCGATTAGTCGATCTTCGTTGTTGTATCCTTCGGCGCGAAAAATGACTGTTGAGCCGTCGTAATGGTGAATGGTCGTGATGATGCGTCCGTCCTCAAACTCTTTCCACCACCGTTCTAGACGCTGTGCGACGGTCTCATAAAGCGATAAGTCAAAGTGTGCCATTAGAGCGCCATCCAAACGATCGCCATATTGCCAGACTTGGTTGGTCGTTCTACATCGGTTTCTACGACCAGTCGATCTTTGACAAGTGATCCGCGTGTAGGGCGTACCGTGTTGCCTGAAATGCCTAGTGCGTTCTCTATTTCTTCATCTGTCGCGCCGCCTATTTGGATCAGGTAGTCATAGATGCGTTTGCGGTATGTGCCTGTGCGAGGTAATGCGCGTAGTGCAGCTGCCGCTGATGTCGGTTTTGCTGATGGTGAGATCGTCACCGTGTTTCGTTGTACGAGGCGTTCTCGATAGCCCTCTAAGCCGTTGGACGGATGAAACATTTGCATTTGGTCATTCATGTCGGGTTCTTTCTGTTTGTCGGGTTTATTGGTTTTACTTTAGTACACGCTTTTAAGCCGGGGTGTAACCACATAATTTTTTCGGGGTTATGTTGATGCCGTGTGCCGTGCATTGTTAGACCGCACGCTTTACAGGGCGCGTATAACATTTAAAGCCGCTTTTAAGACGCTTGCGTTAAACCTGTTTTGTTGACCGCCGATTGTCATGTGTGCTTCATACATCATTTCTAGTTCGTCAATCAAAATGCTGTGGTCTACTGGATCTGGACGCGGAATGTGCATTGGTCTAAAAATGTCATCCAACATTGTCTTAAATGCGTGACCCATTTTGTCGGTGTAGTTGTCGGGATACATTGCTTTCCTCGTTTCGTTGGTTATTCCTATTTCGTTAAATGGTTGGTCGCTCATGGCAGCATGGGAAGGTTCCAAGGCGACCAACCTCCACTATGTTGCCATATGGCTAGTGCGGAGATTGTGTTTCTTTCAGGGTCAAATAGATCTTTGCAGCTTGTGATGATGCCTTTTGCTTGCAGCCAGCCGTTAGGCCATGCTTTTGATTTGTTGCACCAAATACCGTTGATCTGGAATAGTCCTCGACTACCGCCGTTGCTGTCTTGACGGTTGAAGGCGAGTGGGTTGCATCCTGATTCACGCATTATGACTCGCGCAATGGTCGGCGCTTCATTGGCAGACCAACCAGCGGTAATTGCGTCAGCGACATATGCCGCGCATCCCTTAACAACGGTCGTGGTCGTGGTTGGGATTGTTGGTACGACGCTATTGAGGACGGTGGTGATCTGCCCGTTGATTGCTGGTTGGCTCTCAGGCGCTTTACTAGCCCCCCAGAGGAGCGTAAACGCCGCCAAGCCACATATTGCCCAAGCACCAATTTTGATCGTTAGAAAGCTCATTGTTGAAAGTCCAGTTCTGTAGGTATGCCCCATGATTCGCCTGCCATGTTTCGGAAGGCCATTTGAGCGCGAATAATTTTGTGTGTGTCCGAATGACGGAAGATCTGTATCAAGACCTCTTGCGCGTTGTCCAGTGTGCATCTACCTACTTCGTAGATAAAGACTTGTGGTTCAACCATGATTGGTACTCCTATCGTCGGTACATCGACCATAGAGGATCTGTGTGCGTCAGTGGGGGATTTCGGTGAACACCCTGTCAAATGCCTGTTTTACGGCGTTTGGGTTATCTGCCATTGCAGGCGAGATCTCAACATGGAACCAATCACCCGGCACGCCATGAATGGTTTCTTTTGTGTATTTTTGCCAACTTTGTCGTTCGCATCTCCAGCCTCTACCGAATGGGCCGATGTAATCCAGCACACATTCAACACCTAAAGCGTTTGCATTTTCAAGCACAATGTTTATGAACGCGCACGCATCTTTACGGTTTGCGCCTTGGTGTTGTTGAGACATTCGATATGAAAGATCTACAGCTCTGCCTGTTGCATGAACGCTTAAAGATGTTTCGGATCCGCGCATCATGCGTACACCCCATGAGCCGTTATTCCAAAATGCGCCTTTGCCGTGTTTGATGGCTTGCCTGATCCATTCGTCCATGCCAGCGCGAGGGCCTGCAGCTTCTCCGTCGTTGTTTCCTGTGTACGGCTTAGAACCGACAATTTTAGGGTTTGCTGGTATTACTGCCATCGTCAGGCTTTCGTTTAAGACCGTTGGCTGCGACTAATCCAGACAGTGTGCCAGTCATAAAGATTGACAATGTTTTTAACAAGTCGATAAAGGCTTGGTCGTTTGGTGCTTGTTTTTCGGGTTGTTCTACAAAGCCTAAAAAGTAAACAAAACCTATAACGGTGATGGCAAAAGTTATTGCAATTGTGCAGGCTACAAACACGATCATTCGGGCGTGTAGGTAGTCAATTTCTGATCTGTCTTTAGCCATTGTCGCATTGCCTTACTGTTTCGCATCCTGACATTAGCGCGCTGTTGCGTACTGTTTTTTTTGATGCGTTAGATCGAGTCTGTGTGCAACCGATCGGGACAAGTGCAAGCATGATGCTAAGAATTAGGAGTTTCATCTGGAATCGGTGTTGGAATTGGCGCGTAAAAGTCTTTAGTAATTTCGTCGTAGATCATGCCGATTCCTGCGTAAGTTTTGTTAGGTAAATTGAAAAAGGTTTCTACCCATTGACCAAGATAACGCTCTGGGTTTTCTTGCATAAACTCATAAGTCACTACAGCGACATCAATTACGACATTGTCATCGTTTAATTGCGCGAAGTATTGATGATTGTTCATGATTTCCAGCGAATGTAAAACACGCCCGACCCTCCCGATCCGCCTGTGCCCGGTGATGCGTATGCGCCACCGCCACCCGATCCAGTATTTGCGCTAGCACTTCCACCAGTTGCACCTGTCGATCCTGCTCCTGCACCAACTGATCCTGCCGCGCCAGCTGTAACGCTTGCGCCTCCACCGCCGCCAGCACCCTTAAACGCGGACGCATTACCAGTAAAAGTCGCTATGTCAAATCCGACTCCGCCCGCTCCGCCCGTCGTGGCAGAAGCATTAGCCCCGACTGCCGATACTGACCCGCCTCCAGCTGCGCTAGTAGCTGTAACGCCTGATTGCGACCCTCCGTTAAATCCTTGCATTCCGACTCCGCCTGCGTTGTAGACGCGACCGCCGCCGCCGCCACCTCCGCCAGTTTGAGCGGGGAGTCTTTCGGCTGCTCCAAGACCAGTGAACTGATCACCGTATCCTGCACCGCCACCGACTGCTACAAGCACACTACCTAGCGAAGTTTTGAGACCATTACCCAATGACGCTGTAGTTGATGCGCCACCCGCACCGATAGTCACTGCGTAAGTTGTAGCCGCCAAATAGACGGTCGCAGATACCATTCCACCTGCACCACCGCCACCCGACGCGCCAATGTTCACCACGCTTGAGGTGTAGCCACCTGACGCGCCGCCACCAAACATAAGCACATCAAAAATTCCTGCTCGAGTGACAGTCAGCGTTCCATCTGATGTCGCATACAAACCCGAATATCCTGTTGGCGGTGTAGCCAATGCGCCTGTTAAACCTGTTGCAGCGCCGTAAGTTGCTGCCTGTTGGCTAAAAAAAGTTGCGGCGCTAGCACTTTGGAAAACTAGCGTGCCACCCCCATATTGCGCTAATGCTAAAGATGATGCCGTACCAACTGTTGCAGTGCCAGCCGTAATTGTGCAAGTGCCAGCGCCAATGTTTTGTATCCAAATTGTGTCGCCTGCCGCAAATATGCCTGTGTTAACTGTGATCGTTGTACTCGATGCGGAAGTCATCTGAATTCTGTAACCGACATCACCAACCGCAAGCGTGTAGTTGGCGGTCTTAGCCGATATCGGAAGAGTCGTGATTGCGTTTAATTGTGCAGCTGTTAAAACTGCACCTGAAACGAATGGGAAAGGCGTAGTCATAATGTTTATCCTAAGACATTTTCTGCGTCAAGTGTGCCATAGGTCGGATCGTCCAAGATGAGTTCGTAAACGATGGTGGTTGGCGCTGTGTAGTAGGTGACATAGTGACCTTCTGACAAGGTCAGGCGATGTTCAAGGCCTTCGACGGATAGTTCTTGGGCTAACTGGTATGAGGTTGACCCGGTGGTAATTTGCTTTTGGATGGTGATCGTGTCGCCAATGTCGATGAGGGCTACCGCGTCTTTTTGGGCGCTGGTCATGGCAGGCAGTTTTGCGCCTAGGTAGTTGTATCTTGCTTCAGGGTTGCCAACGATCAAGTAGTTAGCGAGAGCTAAAGCGGATGCGTCGTTGTGTACAAGTGAATTTGTGATTGAGATGGTTTGGATCAGGTATTTGGCTTGGCTGGCGGTGTCGTTGGCTACTTGTGCGGTGCTTGATCCTGCATGGGTTACTGATGCACGGTTTTTGACTTGGTCAGCTTGGAATGAAATGTCAACTTCTTGATATGGGATGCCTGTGCCGTCATCGTGGAAGTCTGCTACCGATCCCGAAAGCGTGTTGCCGATCCTGTTTTGGAATACATATGTTCCATCACGGTTGACAAACACTCGACCTTGTTCGGCTTGATTAATTTGATTGGCATATGTTGCGGCTGATGTTCCGTTGGCGACATCGTATGCGGCTGATCCGCCAAGTGTGACTGTGCCAGCGTCAAGGCTTTGTGTGCCTGTGTAAGCGATTTCTGGAAGGGCTAGCAAAGCTGCCATGCGTGTGCCTGATAGTTCTTCCGTGGTGTTCCAATCGGCAAGATATGTTTGGGCTAGTAAATAGAAATAGTCGGCACAGTTGACGCTGACTGTGTCTATGCCACCAAGATTGAATGTGTAGTCGTAGTTAACGATTACGCCTACCCATAAATACTTTTTGACACCTAATGAGTTGTAGCGCGAAAATCTAACTTTGCGTAATGGTGCAAGTCCGGGCTGACTGTTGTTCGGATCGTAGTAAGGCGAGGTCGTGTCAAAAGGGTTAAATACACCGTCGGCAAGTGTGTCGTTGAGTACAAAGTTTAATGTGCCGAAAGTGAACTGATCGCCGATGTCGCGTCGACCACGCTTTGCTGATAATGAGATCGTGCCATCCATGACCGAGGCATATTGGGTCGTTCCCGTAAGCACATAATCGGTGTTGTTTAATACACCTTTGACACTGTCATTAAGCGTGAAAGCATCCCACAAGTAACCTGTGTCAATTTCTAGGTCGTAGTTACCTGACTCAATTACTGCATAGCCAGCCATTATGCGACCGAGATTTGTGCAGGGCCATTCGTGCGATTGAACGCTCTGATGGCGTTGACTACTGCTTGACCGATTTCGGCGCTTGAGTCCAGACCGCCTGTGATGTTGACGGTGATGTTGCCCATGCCGCCACCTCGCCCTAATGGCACGACTGCCTCTGGGCCTGCCTCGCCAATCATGGCAAGTGTTGGACTGTTGACAATTCCACCGTTAGCCAAAAGAGGTATTTGTGGCATAGAGAACCCTGAACCGCCGATGACAGGTATCCACGATGGCAATGTAAACGAGATTTTGCCTACTGTGTTGTTCCACAATTTTGCAATGCCGTTAAACGCAAACTTAAACGCGCCGTAAATTGCTGATCCTGCCGTTGTAAAAGCATCTGCAACCAAACTTATACCTGTTTTCAATGCAGTAAACACTGTATTCACAAATTTGTGTACGACATCAAATTTATTGTACAACAAGACCATGACTGCAATAAACGCTACAACAGCCAAAATAATGAGCGTGATTGGGTTGGCAAGTAGCAGCGCGTTATAAATTGCTGTTACAGCGTTTACTGCTATTTGTGTTGCTTCATAGATTCGCATGGCAGCGTTAATAGCCAAGATTGCTATAGCAATACCGCCGATCACTCCAGCAATAATTAAGAATGTTTGTGTATGCGTTTGCGCCCATTGTGAGAAAGCCATAAGCGGTTTCATTACGGCTTCAAGCACTGGCATAAGTGCATAGCCAATAGATTCTTTTGCTTCGCTAATACCTACTGAAAAGCGTTTCATTTCGCCTTGTGCGGTTGCAGCTTGTGTTGCCATAGCGCCGCCGAAAGTACCGCCAAGGACATTCATAACATCATCGAGCGATGCGCCGTCTTTAATCATGGCTTTAATTTCAGGCGATAAGGCTTGTAGTCCTTTCATGTTGCCGCCGTAAGCCTTGGCTAGTGCGTCAGATACTTCTCCTAGTGATTTGCCTGATCCTGCTGCGACATCTTGGGCTAGTGCTAAGGCTTTGTTTGCTTCTTCGATGTCTTTTGTACCGCGCACAAGGCTTGCGAGCGCTGGACGCAACTCATCATCAGCGACACCTGATGCCAAAGACATTTTGGTAATCATTGCTTCTTGGGCTTTAAGTTGAGCGTCAGTAGCCCCGGTCACATTCTCCATAGTGAGCGCCAACTGCGCTTGTGACGCTTGATCTTCCATAGCGGCTTTTACCGAGTCGCCCAGAGCCACTGCAAGACCTGCCACAGCAACGGCAGCAGGTACGGCAGCTTTCTTGATAGCAAAACCTGCTTTAGCTCCAGCGCCCTCAAGTTGCTGGAAGTCTTTGATCGCCTTGTCTACACCCTTGGAGTCATAGTCGGTGATTAACGGTATGCGAATACTCATATGGCAACTATATTCCTGTTGACCTTCTCCATGATGGTTTCAACAAGATCAGCAATGTTCTGTTCAATCTGTGGTGCTTTAGCATCGTATGCGGGCCACATAATACGCGACGGTGAACCAAACTTGGTTTGCAAGTTGCTAATCATTGCTACACCGCGAGCGTTAGATCCACCCTTTTTGCCTGCCATGTCAATAAGAGCTGCGGCAGGATCCTTTTGTGTAATAACAATTGTGCCTTGATTTTTTCTTGATGTATCAACTTTGACTTGTACACCTTTTTGCGCGCGCCCTTGATCGTAAGGAAACTTCACTCGACCTTTTTGCGCCCAACCATATTTCATGCCTGACAAGAATTGCACCGGGTACGCGCTTTTGGCTGCGTCGGTGACAGGCTGCGCAATTGCTTTAGCATCTTTGTTTAATTGTTTACGGTATTCAGGGTCAATCTTTTTTAGTTCTTTGATTGCGTCCTTGATGCCGTAAACCTCGGTGGATACTGAAACGCTCATTAGTTGCCTTTGTTCGCTTTGTTTAAGACTGTAATCACTGTGGTTAAGTCTCGCGTGTCAAAGGGTATGTCTGGGGGCCAGTAACCTGTCGCCGCTAGCAGTTGCGCTAGTTGGAGTCGGTAGTGACCCCTTGTGTAGGGTTTGGGTTTGTTGCGTCCTCGATGTCGATGTCTACATCAGGATGAGCTTTAAGCCAATCTTGCCAAGTGACAGGCACAGGATCTCCAGCAAGTTTGCAAAGAATGTGCGCCCAACACGCCATGTCTGATACGCCGATGCCGCGTCCGTCAGAGATTTTGCGTCCTTCGATGCGTTCCCATTCAGCGATAACAAACAGGTTTGTAAAGAATGTTCGTTCGCCTGTGCCGTCTTTTGTGTCCACTCGTAATTTAAGTTTCATGGTTTACCTTCCGTCGGGCCAAGGTAGGCCGTTAATTAAGCGATTGCAACGCTGTACAAGCCACCTGTGAAAGTGATGTCAATGGTGTCAAGTTCGCCAAGTGATGCGTTAACGATTGGCAAAGATTCTAGGTAGCAGTTCGTCAAAGTAAAAATTGGGTTAGTTGCGCCAGTTGCCGATGATGTTGGCTTAACGGTCACTGTTGTCTGTGTACCAACCAATGTCGACAATGTTGCATAAGTTTCTGAGGCTGCAAAACTATTGTAAAAAGTCAAAGTAACTTCGTTGGCTTGCAAACCTGCAACATAGTAACGAGCAGTATTGCCGAAAGCGGTTGATTCAAGCGACTCAAGCGTCTTGGTGAAAGTCGCTGCGGTGCATTGGTCGGTCAGGTCTACTGCGTTGACGGTGACGAGTGGGTTAGATAGGTAGGTGCTAGTAGCCATGATGATTACTCCTCGATAGGTTCTGATTTGACTTTAGATGATTTCTTGGGCTCTGTTGTGGATACAAGAAAGCCGCCCTCAATCAGGGCTTCAATGTTGATGCCTTCGCTAGGCGTGAACTCTGCGCCTACTGTGCCAAGTCTTGGTGAGTTAATTATTAGTTTCATGCGGTTTGTGCCTGTAGTGATATGGAGAGTTCATAGGCAGGATAGTTTGCGCCGCCGATCTCTAAGGTGATTGGGTTGCCGTCAGTAACTGCGACTTTTGCGCCGAGCAGTAAAGCTGCGGTTGAAAGCAAAGATCGAAGCGCGTCCAGATTGGATGGGCCTGTAGAGATGAGTTGTACTGGAAACACCATTTTGACAATGTTGTAGTTCCATGCTGTGAACGACGGTGCGCCCAACAGACAGGAGTTTGTACCCGGCACAATGTTTCTAGGGTCGTTTACTACGGTAAGCCCTGTAACGGCGTTTAGGGTGGCTGTGAGATCGTCTATGGCCTCGTTAAAGAGGTCGGTGTAAGCGGCGACAGCCATCAGGCAACCGCTGGACGGTTCAGACCACAGAGTTGCATAATGATCGGCGACAAGCCTGTGACAGGCGCTTGACCCATTTCGGTAAACGATGCAAACTGATCTATCGAGCCGCGCTGACGATATAAAGCGCCGCCGTACATGATCGTTCCTAAAGTGACATCGCCAGATGGGCTAGTCGTAAGCGAGTCAAAATATCCTGCTTCTTGTCGGCGACGGTAGATGAACTGGTTGGCGGCTGACGCGCATTGTGTAATAAAAGTTTGATCGGCGGCAGTCGCTACAGCGATACCTAACCATGCTTCAATGTCAGCGGCTGTAACCCAACTGCAAACTTGCGAATACGCAATAGTTCCAACATTGACAACAACCCACAAAACATCGTCGCCTGTGCAAGCGTACAAAACTTGGTTTTCAATAGGTCGAGTCGTGTCAAAATATGGCGCTCCAGTAGTGCTGTCAATCCCCATGAAGTAATACTCGGGAATGTCAAGAATCTGGAATGTGCCGTTAAACGGTGTGCCAACGGAAGCAACTGTCATCGACTGACCAACTACGAAATTGTTTGGTTCTAATGTTCGTAATACGGCGTAGTTCGATGTCAGTTGCTTGGCGCTGACATTGTAAGTCTGTGTCATGGCGGTAAGGCCGCCTCTCGATTAAGCGATGGTGATTGCTTGGACGAACTGGCTACCTGCAACAGCTGATGGGTTCTGTGCATCCTGTACGAAGGTTGCAAAGTATCCGTAGTAGCTGAATGTGCGAGCCAACAAGTCTGGTACATCTACCGAACGCATACCTTGCTGTGCTTCGTACAGTTCTATAGCAGGGCCGTGAACGATGAGCATTGTGTTTGCTGCAGCGTTGCCGTCAACTACCAATTCAAGACCAAGTGGGTTCATACCCGACCATGAAGTTGCGTTGCCTGCGCCAAGTGTGTTCTGACCCATCAAGCCCGGTGCGCCAATCGCTGGGAACAATGGACGCTTGCTTGAATCCAACTGTGCGCCCAATTTTGACCAAGTTGTTGGGTCAACGATCATGTGCGTAGGGAACAAGTTTGTCGTGTTGGAGATGTTGACTGCGCAACCGTAGATCGCGTTCATCAACGATGTTGCGTCTCCAGCTGTAACAGTCCATGTGTAACCCGATGCCTGCTTTTGCGAAACGATGTAGTCAACTGCGATGTCATCGGTTTGCTTGAGATACTGACCTGCAAGGTCATTTAAGATGATGTTCATTGCGGCTGGATCTGTGAAGTCCATTGTTTGTTGCGCGATCTGAATAGATCCTGCAATGGTTTGACGAGTAACCGTGTTGGCTGCAAGCACCATTGTCTGCGAAGTAACTGCAGTTCCCTGTGTTGTTTGTTTGCCAGAAGCGGTTGGTGTCGTGATCGACGGACGAGTGAACGAGATACCGCTGCCTTGTGGCATTGCGCGAGTACCGAAAGCGTTAACTACTGGACGATATTGCAGGTTCACGTTTTGGAACAGTGGCCCAAGAACTGGAACTGGCAAGAGACCGGGTGTATCGGTGGTCAAGTCTTGTGATACAGCTTCGATTGCTGATTGGTTGCGGCGTGATGCGTCATGGAAAGCAGCGTTTACTTTTGCAAAAGTATCGCCACCAATGTGCATTGCTGCAAGATATTCGCCTGCGGATGGCATACGAAACTCGCGCTTTGCTTCTGCAAAAACGACTGGTGAAGTTGGAATGATTGCCTCTACTGGTGTTGCTTCGGACATGACTGGTTTCTCCTGTGTAGGTTCTTGGATTTCATTATTGTCTGTATTTGGTTCTTCGTGGTGGATACTCTCATCGGCTGATGCCGCGACCTGTGTAATGATCGCATCTGCGAACGCTGGACGGCCTGTCACCAACGACAACTCAAGCCAATCAGCAGCTTGTACGAGCATTGTGCCGTCTTTTTGCATCTTAAACTTTGTTGGGTTTACACCGACAGAAACAGAGTCAATTACGCCGTCCATAGCAAGCGTTAAGGCTTCTTCTCCAGCTGCGGTTTTGCTGATTTTGGCTGTAAACATCATGCCTTCTGGAGTGTCTACGCGCTCGGACACAATGCCAACAGCCTGTGATGAATCATGGTTCATGTACAACTTGGGCGATTTGCCTTCAGCGGAAAGCGACCCCGGCTCAAAAATAACTTTTGTTCCATCGGACACTGTTGCCGCTACTCCGTAAGGAACGGCGACTCCAGACACTGATCGACTTGGTGGTGCGCCTTCGATTGGTGCGGCTGCGTCAAGTGTGAGATCTGTTGAAATAAACTTAATCATTGCGATACTCCTTGGTTTTGGTTTGTTGGCATTGGCATAGGCATTTCGTCCATGTCATCCATTTCTGTTTCTAAGATTTCTGAAAGATAATCGTCAATGTCAAAACGAACATATGTGCCTTTAGGCAAATACATCGACAAAGTTTCTTGAATGCAATTCATGTAAGCGCGTGCGCCGAACACATAAAGATCTTCGCGTGCGCCTTGGTTGCTTGTGTACGAATACGATCCGATGTCAAGACCTGCTAAAAAGAACGGCACATTGCAAAGTCGAGCGGCTTCTTTTGCTTGAAAGTCGGCGGCTTCGGATAACAACATTTTTGATGGATCTGTACCTGATGGTTGCCAGTCCACATATTGGTTGAGTGCTGCTGTCTGATTGCTCATACGCGCTGCGTTGAAACTGCTAGCCAATTCTGCAAGACCTGCCGCGTCTAATGCTTCGCCAGATGTTTGCTTTAAAATACCTGCTGGAATACTTGATGTTGCGTTGCGTAAACGCGCTTGTTCAAGCGCTAAAGATGTTGCAACGATCTGTGGTGACTGATACAAAATGCCTTGTATAGGTGAAATGAATTGGCAAACATCTTCATAAGGTATTTCTGCGCCTTGGAAGAAGATTTGTTTTGATGTTCCGTACGCGAACACTGGGCCAACCATGTCTAATGTGTTGACCATTGCGGCAGGTAGTCGAGTAAAGGTTGCCGGGTATCCGTCAGCTGTGCGCGATGAGATCCACAAAAAAGCGCGACCAAAGAAGAATAAGTCATCAAATAGCCATGCCATAAAAGCCGAATAAGTGAGCTGTGGATCTGGCTGTTTTAACCATGAACGCGGTGCGATTTCAATTTCTTCTTCGTCCATTGTTATTTCGTTCCAGCGCAAGGTGTACATCTCGAGCGGTGTACACGCAACAACGGATGCCAGTAGATCGCGTGACCTTGAGATCGTGCTGACACCCATCGCTTTATTGCGTGCGTCGCCCGAGATGTACGAGTAGTAGTGACCAATGGAAGCTTCGCCAGCGGCGTTAGATCCGTAATTCATGTAAGTACCGCCAGCGGCAGCCTTAATCGGACTGTCATCTTGAGGCGAAATAGCGGCCTTAGTTACACGGTTAAAAAATGCCATACAAAGAGTGTGCCACAAGATCGGCGTTTAATGGTGGCACTCGCCCAGTCGACAAGCGGTATCCCGACGATAGACAAGCAAGTGAACGAGTGCCAAAAGGATCCTAGTTACCGTGAGAAAGCGATAACGGGTTTCCCTGTAATTTGTGACTTTGATGCGAGAGCTGCCGCCCAGACCGTACAGCGTGCCAACTCGATTGGCCCGGGCGAACGCTGACTAGACAATGCAATAGATCCTTGTGATCTGACTGCGACTGCGCGCTGGATATGTTCAGCAAGTTGTGCCGATCCATCGTGGACTAGACGCTTTTCGTTGATCATGTTTCGTACTGTTGGCGTGTACTTTAAGATCTCCCCGTAGCCGACAATGGTTCGGCGTGGCTCTAATCTGACAGGCCAATGAATGTCAATGGAAGGCGTGATCGCAAACTTCACTGTCGGATCTGTAGCCAGTCGATCAACTTCCAACATCACTTGAACAAAACTGTCGCAAACAAACTCAACTTTGACAGCCGTTTTGCGGTCAGGTAATTGCACTGCACGAACACCAAAATATCGTGCATCATCCATAGAAGTTTCTATTGCAATAACAGAGTTTGTTAACGGTATGTCACCATCATGTTTAAGAGCAGGCCATATGCCCGAGGAGATCCAACCTTTATCACTGGCTACCCACAAATTCACCGAGGCGCGTAGAAATTGCGCTCGATCAGGGTTCTCCGATTCGGCTTGAATAGTTGCCATCTCAATAGTGCCATGACCTAGAGCAGGGTTTCCGTAGCACCATGCGGCAGGAGTATTTGGATCTAGGTCTGGCGGCGGAGACCATTCAGCCATGTAAAGCGAGGTTGCTTCACCCTTGTCTATTGACCGTAGACCCTGTTCTCGCCACCGTAAAAACGCGGTACTGGCTTCTGTTCCAGCGGTTGACCAAGCCGACAACAAAGGCGAATGTTTAGCGCGCATAGACGGGATCAAACCGCCGTCAATAGCGGTCGTGGCAATATCCCACAGCTCATCGACTAGCACCAAGTCGTTAGATGTACCGTGACCCACAGAAGGCTTTGCAGCTCTGATCGTCCAGCGTGATCCGTCAGGCATCTCTACCGCGTTACGCCCATACGCTCTAATAATCTTGGCATCGAACCTAATTTCTAATGTGTCAGCGAGCGCGTCAAACAAACTGACTGCAAGATCAAGTCGGTTTGCTGTGGAAAGCACAGTTTGTTTCTTTCCCCGTATTTTGGGCATCTCTGTAAGCCACCAACCGACGAGCGCCCCCAGTGCAACGGTTTTACCGTTTTGACGCGCCGTCGAAACAAGCGATGTGCGATGAAGAAGATCACCATTCTTATCATGCAACAACTGACCATGCAAAGCGTGAACCTGCCAAGGCATAAGCGTGACATCCATATGCTCCAAAGCCCAATCCCTAACAGCGTCAGCGTAAGACCCGGCAGCTTCAGGCTGGATCGTTTCCAATCTGGGCTGGTCATGGCCAGTTAGCGCCAGTTCGGGCTGGTTAGGGCTATCGGATAGAGGAAAGAC